AAGAACACAAAACATTAAATCTATATACTTGTATTTACAGAGAGAAGAAAAGATTTTACGTACACCAAGAATGTGGCAAACAAAAAGTTTTTGAAAAGTATTACGACCTAGATAAACTTCCATTTATAGCATTAAGATTTAATAGAATAGATGGTGCTAACTATGGAAGGGGTCATTGTGAGACCTTTGAAGGCGACCTTCGTAGCTTAGAAGGATTAACTAGAGCAATCTTAGAAGGTAGTAGTGCTTCATCTAAAATGCTTTTTATGATTTCACCTAATGGTACCACAAGAGCATCAAGCATAGCTAAAGCACCTAATGGTGCAATTATTGAAGGTAATGCACAAGATGTTTCAGTATTACAGGCCAATAAATTTGCAGACTTTAGAGTTGGCTATGAAATGATGGGTAGAATAGAGCAAAGATTACAGTTTGCTTTTCTATTAAATGCTTCAGTTCAAAGACAAGCTGAAAGAGTGACAGCTACAGAAGTACAGTTAGTAGCTAATGAATTAAACGATGCACTAGGCGGTGTATATGGAATTTTAACAACAGAATTTCAGTTGCCATACATAAACACTAAATTAGATATGTTAAAGCAACAGAAACTACTTCCAAACTTACCTAAAGAATTAGTTAAAACTAAAATTATAGTAGGTATGGAAGCCTTAGGTAGAGCATCAGATAGATTAAGATTACTTCAATTTATGTCTGACCTCGCCAACACGTTAGGTGCAGATAGACTTGCACAACACATAAACCTTGATGATGCGATTAAGAAATTTGCAGTTGCAAATGGAATAGACACAGGTGGTCTAATCAAATCACAAGAACAAATCCAACAAGAAGCCCAAGCACAACAACAGCAACAGTTTGCTAATCAAGCGTTAGCAGACCCTAGAGTAGCAATAGAAGCAGGAAAAAGTTTAGCTAATTCTGGTGCAACAGTTAATGCTAATGGCGAAATTGAAACAGAGGAATAATATGAGTACAGAAAAAAATGAAATTTCTTTAGACCCATCAAATATGTCTTTAGAAGAACAAGCTAAATTACAAACTGAAACACAAGCAGTAGTAGCCAATGATGAAACAAGAGTTGAGGTTAGCGAAGTAGATAATACAAATAAATCTACTGATGATGTTAGACCTGATTGGTTGCCTGAAAAATTTAAAAGTGCTGAAGATATGGCTAAAGCATATTCTGAATTAGAAAAGAAACAATCAGAACCAGTTCAGTCAGAAGATAAAACTTTTGAAAATGAAACTACACCTACAGGTATGGATAAATTTTATTCTGAATACCAAGATAAAGGTGAACTTTCACAAAACTCTTATGATGAATTAAGTAAAATGGGTTTAGATAAAAGTTTAGTTGATGGTTATATTGCAGGTCAGCAATCTATTGCTAATAATGAAGTACAACAAATTCATAATACTGTTGGTGGTGAAGAAAATTATACAAAAGTAATTGAGTACGCTAAAACTAATTTAAGTGAAGCTGAACAAACTGCTTTTAATGATACTTTAGATAATGGAAGTATTGAGCAAGTTAAATTTGCTGTTCAAGCTATAGCATCAAGAGCAGGTGTTAATGCTGAACAACCACAAACAATGATTAATGGTGACAGCATAGAAACTAATTCAGATATATTTGAAAGTTCTGCACAAGTTATAGATGCTATGAATGACCCAAGATATGCCAAAGACCCTGCATTTAGAAAACTCGTTGAAGAAAAAATAGCGAGAAGTACATCAATATAATGGCAGGTAGAGATTATAAGTCTGAATACCAGAATTATCATTCTCAACCACTTCAAAAGAAAAACAGAGCAAAACGAAATTTAGCCAGAAGGTTAATGAAAAAGAAATTGGGCAATGCCATAACTGGTAAAGACGTTCACCATGTAGATGGCAACCCAAACAACAATAATTTAAAGAATTTAAGAGTAGTTTCTAAATCTTTTAACAGGTCAAATAATGCTTAATTTCATATTACCCATACTAAAAAATCCATTAACTAGAATGATTGGACAGAAGGTTATCGGTGGTATTCAGCATAAAATTGAAAAAGATAAGATAATAAAAGTAAAAGAGATTGAAGCTATTAAGTCTGTAAATATAGAACAGATAAAAGCTAGTACGACTTCATGGAAAGACGAATATTTAGTCGTAATTTTTGGATTAGTTTTCGTAGCAAATTTTGTACCACATTTACAAGATTATATGGAAAGAGGTTGGGCTATTCTCAATCAAGCAGACCCACTTTTTTGGTACGCTATGTTGGCTTTAATATCAGGAAGTTTTGGAATGAATTTAACTAATAAACTTAAAGGTAAAAAATAATGTCTCTAGTAAAAAATATTCAAAGAAGACGTAAGCTCGGTATTTCTAGAAGTAAAAAGAAAAGTACTATTTCTCCTAAGGCTTACAAAGATATGAAAAATAATTGGAAAAAATAAGTGGCCAAAAAGAAGAATAATCTTCTTAACGCAGACACCCACGAAACAAGAGCAAAATTCAAAAAGACCAGTATTGGTAGAAGACCAAGCAAAACAATGATGAATAAATCAAAACGTAGGTCACACAAGAATTATGTCTCACAAGGTAAAGTGTAAACAATGTTTTCACGAATGTCATTGTAAAGAAGAATTACATTCAGATGAATATGGTCTTTGCACTTGTGAAGAATGTAAATGCAAAAAAACTTTTACAAATGAAGATTTTTGGAAAATAATGTCTTCAAGATTTTATAAGTAGTACCATCTCTCATAAGAGAGGTGCTAACCAAATTCAAAAAAGATTGCCAGTCACGACTGATAACCTTCTGACTATGAAAAGTAGTTTGTTTTAACACTAACCAAACATATTTAAGGAGAAAAATAATATGTCAAATGCAGTAATATCAAGCATTGGTCAGGTAAACTCAGCAAATGATGCCAACGCATTATTTCTCAAGGTCTTCAGTAATGAGGTTCTTACTCAATTTATAAGAGAGAACCAAATGTTAGGAATGTCGACTGTGAGAACTTTAGGTCAAGGTGCTAAGAGTTCATCTTTTCCTGTAACTGGATTCGTAAATGCGAACTACCATGTGGCAGGTAATGAGATACTTGGTCAAGCAATCAAACATAACGAAAAAGTAATTAACTTAGACGAAATGCTTCTAAGTGATGTTTTCGTGGCGGAAATCGAGGAACTTAAGAGTTCGTATGATGTCCGAGCAGAGTACAGTAGACAAATGGGGTCGGCACTTGCTAACAAGGTCGATAAACATTTACTTTCTTTAGCTATTTTAGCTTCAAGAGTGACTACACCTAATGTAACTGGTGGAAATGTTGGTGATGAAATCATCGATGCTGACTGCCACACTAACGCTACATCATTAATCGACAGCGTATTTGAAGCAATTCAAAAGCTAGACGAAAATAATGTACCTAGTGATGGTAGAGTTTGTATCGTAAGACCAGACCAATACTACCAATTAGCTAACGTAGATAAATTAGTTAACAGAGACTTTTCTAAAGATAATGGTGACTTCGGTAGAGGTACAGTATTATCAATAGGTGGTGTGCCGATTGTAAAATCAAACACAGCACAAGAAGTATTTGCTACAGACTTATCTGCTTCAATTACTGGTACTAATAACACTTACAATGGTAACTTCACGCATACTTTTGCGGTTGTTATGCACAATAGTGGAATCGGTAGCATAAAAAGAAAGGATTTAGTTATGGAGTCAACTTACGACCCTAGAAGAATTGGAACACTTATGACAGCTAGAATGTTAATGGGTTCTAACATTTTAAGGCCTGAGTCAGTTGTTTCTATTGCGAAAGCATAATAACTAACCAATCATAGGCGGAGAGTTAACACAGACAATCTCCGCCTGTGTTTAAAATAATATGACAACACAAACTAGAACTTCCGAGTTGGAAGCAGTAAATACTATTCTATCTACAATAGGAGAGAGTCCTTTAAATACATTAAGTGGTTCTTTGCCAGTAGATGGAACAATAGCAAAAAATGTTTTATCAGAAGTTTCACGTGAAGTTCAATCTCAGGGTTGGCACTTCAATACACATTATAAAGTTTCTTTAAGTAGAGACACAAATAACAAAATTCCACTAGCAACTAATATTGTAAGAGTTGAAATAGACCCAAGACAATATTCAAAAGTAAGTTATGATATAGTACAAAGAAATAACTTCCTATATAATCTTGCAAAGAACGAAGATACTTTTGATACAAACTTCAAAGATGCAACAGCAGTATATCTATTACCTTTTGATGAAATACCAGAACAAGCTAAAAGATATATTACAATTAGAAGTGCAAGAATATTTCACGATAGAACTTTAGGTGCTAATACTATTCACAAATTTTCACAAGAAGACGAAGCAAAATCTTTAAGCATTTTAAAACAAGCTGAAAGTCATACTGGTGATTACTCTATATTTGATACACCAGAACAAGCGTATACAATAATAAGAGGTAATTAGTTATGGCTTTAGTTAGTCGAACAATTCCTAACTTAGTACAAGGTGTTTCACAACAACCAGAAGTATTAAGATTAAATTCACAAGCAGGTGAACAAATCAATGGTTTCTCATCAGTAGTTGAAGGATTAAAAAAGAGACCACCAACTGAATACATAGCTAAACTATCTAGTAGTTCTTTAGGTAATGCTTTTATTCATACAATTAACAGGGATTTAAATGAACGATACATTGTGGTTGTTAGTAATGGCAGTATTGCTGTGTACGATATTAATGGAGTTTCTAAAACAGTTGTAAACCAAACAAATGCAACAAATTATTTAAGTAGTAGCAATCCAAAGTCAGACTTTGTTTGTATGACTGTTGCAGATTATACTTTTATACTTAATAAAAATACTACTACAGCTATGGGTACTGCAACGTCACCTGCAAAGGTAGAACAAGCGGTTTACTCAGTATTACAAGGAGTGACAAGTACCAAGTATTCAGTCACTATTGATGGTACTACCTATAATTTTACATCTTCAAATACAAATAGTGAAAGTATTAGAGATGGCCTTAAATCAGCAGTTGGTTCTATATCAGGAATAACACTAGCTAATATAGGTAATTCTAGCTTTTCAATAATAAAATCTTCAGGAACACTTACAGTCACAGCTTCCGATGGTTATGGTAATGACGCTTCACAAGTAGTCAAAGATAAAGTTCAAAACTTTTCTGATTTACCTGTACCTGCTGTAAACAATCAAGTTGTTCAAGTGACTGGTGATGCAGATAGTGGTTTCGATGATTACTATGTTAAATTTATTGAAGCAGATAATTTATGGCAAGAAACAGTAGCACCTAATACAAAAACTACTTTAAACAATACTACAATGCCACACATTCTTATTAGGACTGCTGATGGTAATTTTAGATTTACACAAGTAGATGGAAGTACATATACAATTTCAGGAACAGATTATGATGTACCTGCATGGGGAACAAGAATTTGTGGAGATGTAGATAGTGTACCAAACCCAACTTTTGTAGGCAGAAAGTTAAATGATATTTTCTTTCATAGAAACAGATTAGGTTTTCTAGCAGATGAAAATGTTATTATGTCTAGAAGTGGAGAGTTCTATGAGTTCTTTCCTGAGACAATTACACAAGTCCTCGACACATCTCCAATAGATGTAGCTTCTACTCACACTAAAGTATCAATACTTCGTCATGCAATTTCTTTTGATGAAGAATTACTTTTATTTTCAGACCAAACACAATTTGTATTAAGTGGTGGTGCAACATTAACTGCGGAGAATATATCAATCAATGTCACAACAGAATTTGAAACAGACAAAACTATTAAACCAGTTGGGGCAGGAAGTAATGTCTACTTCGGCTTCAATAAAGGAAGTTTCACAGGTATTAGGGAACTTTTCATTGCGTCTGACACAGATACAAAACAAGCTGACGATATTACAGCGAATGTGCCTAAGTATATTCCTGCTAATGTTTTTAAACTTACTTCTGCAACTAATGAAAATATTATAGTAGCATTAAGTTCAGACGAAGATAATGCTCTTTATGTTTATCAATATTATGTAA